CCTACTGTCTCTTGCCCAAAAATATTCGTATTGGTTGGGGCGTTGTTTCCTTGTGAAGCGGCATATTGCAAAGCCTCGGGGCTGTTGTAAATGGCGGTGCGAATTTGATCCAAGGTCATGCCGGAATTTGCCCACTCCGACAGATACTGCTCCTGACCGGGACGGCCTAGTAGCTCTAGATAAAGCTGATTAACTTGACCCGTGGTGATAGCCATAATTAAATATAACCTTGTTTAACAGCTAGTGAACCGTGAGCCGCGAAGCGCGGCACCCATGCCACGTTTCTTGCCCGTTGTAGACTTGCCCATCGCCGTGTCAGGCGTCTTTTTTGCCTTCGCCACAGCATAAGGAATGGAACCCTGATCTTGAATGTCAGCCTTTGCAACAGGCTTGGGCGGATTAGCGGGTGGAGCGCCGTTTACTTTGACTCTCATTTAATTGTTCCTCATCTTTAGTAGCTCTCTTTGAAGAGCCGCATCAATTCTAGCTTGCGTCTGGCGTTCCTGACTAGCCAACCGTTGCTGGAACTCAGTCTGCTTGTTAGCCATACGCTGTTGATCCAACTGCAATTCCGCCTGATCCATCTGCATATCGGCTTGTTGCTTCTGAGCATCCAACTGAAGCTCCTGTTGCTTCAATTGTACCAGAGGATCCGGCCCTTGTTGCTGACCCTGAGCCGCAACTTGAGCCGAAATTTCTTTTAATTTTAGGAATTCTTGCGCGTTCATCTGAGCCACCATAGACTCCAACTGAAGCTCAAGATCCGGGGTCAACGCTTGACCGCCCGTCTGTTGCAATAACTGCGCCGTAGCCATTTCCTGACATTTGATCTTTACATGCTCAATAATGTGTTTTTGAAGCGCAATAGCAACGGGCGGCATGGCCTGAACCATTGGTGCTGTGCCAAAAGTCAAGTGAGCCATAATATGTGCTTCGTGATCTTGGCCCTCAAAAGCTTTTAATTGCACATTGTCTATCGCGTCGATGTTTTCTTGTGCGGGATCTTTTGGAATAGGATCATCAGACGACGGCGCAATCAAAATCTTGTCAATATCACTGACCCCCAAAGCCTCATACATGCGTCGATACGCTTCGTGCATATCGTGCATTTGCGGGGCCTGTGTCGCCATCTGCAACTGAGATTGAGCCAAAGAAATACGCTGTGCCTGCGAAAACGCATTGGGGTTTGATACAGGAATTACGTCTACCCTGTCATCAAAGTCACTCCGCATAATGGTGCGATCACCACCCTCTACAGCATAAGGATACTCCTGCGGCAAATACTCGGACATAACCCGCGCAAGAAGCTTAAATTCTTGCCGCATCCCATAATGTAGGCGCTTGTGCACCGCGCTCATGACCCGTGAGCCTTGTTCCAATAACGCTACCGTCGTACCAACCGGTGCGTCCTGCGGACCTTCACCAACCTTCATGTCCGTAATCGTCGCAAACCGACGGCCCGCATCAACTACAAAGCCCAAAAGCTGGAACAAAGTGCCGTCAGGACCCTTAAACGGCAAAGGCATCAACGAATCACGGATCGCGCCCCCCGGAGCATCTACGTCGCGGAACTCTCCCGGCTGAAGGGGTTCTTCGTCATCTCGTACCCTAAGTCCGCGAGCCTTGAAACCAGCAGGGAGATTAGAAAGAGTGCCAGCATCAATAAGCTGGCGAAGAGCCGCCGTAGCTGTTCGGGACAGGCCGCCAATAGTGTGGATAAGCCCGAGGCCATAAAATCCGAATCCCGGAAGAAACTTATAATGAACGAAATATTGGATCTTTCGCCGTTTTTCATCTTCTTCGCGATAATTTCGTCTAATGGCAAGTATTTGTCCATTATCCTCACTAATCGTAACAACGTAAGGAATTTTAATTCCTGTGGGTTCACCATCTTCCCCCGTGTCTTCAAAACCTTCTAAATCTAAATTGACATGGCATTCAAGCAACGTGCAATCATAGTCCACGTTACTCGGCTCAACGCCTTCCAATTTGTTCATTTCGTCGGTGACTTCGTTAGTGTCGCCTTGAGACGGTATTACAGGGATGTCCCTATAAAATCCCATGACCTGCCGAATACGCAGTTCATTAAACGACATCTTTAGAACTTGCGTAACGTTTTCGCAAGAATCCACGTCAGACGCGCTGTAAGGCACTACAATGTCCTCTGCGGGCACAAACTTGCTAACCGCACGACCAATAGCTTCGTCGTAATAAACTTTCTTAAAAGTTGACCCCGCCAAAGGCAAATAAAACAACATCTGATCAAACTCAGGCGTGTACTCTTCCATCACGTTTGTAATGTAGTAGTTCATAAAATCTTTAACGCGGTGAGCCTGCGCTTGATTGTCTTTAGTTTTTTCGCCTACCACATACGTGCGTACCGGACCGGTTGGTGGCAAAAGTTCATTAAAAGCTTGCGCTTGAAATTGAGTGGCGGCTTCTGCCAACAAAGGATGTGTTACACCCGTCGCACCCCGAAACGGCATTGTGCGCTCCTCGTAGGTGTAACCAAGAAGCTCTAAACCCTTTGAATACGCGTCTTCCCACTCAGAACGAGAAGATTTATTAGCCTCAAACTCGCCTAAAAGCTGAGAAGATAACTGGCCAAGCGTTCTATCGTCCAATTCCTCTGCCAAGTTGCCATAGAAATCACCGCTATCAAGACCCGCCATGGCCATAGGATCAAAGTCGATAGTAACTCCACCATCTTCCTCTTCCTCAATTTCTATGCCTTCCGGCAAAATTTCATTGACAGAACCTACAAAAGTGCCCGGTGCGGCTATCTCAATGTCCAATTCCATATCTTCTTCGGTAACTTCCGGCATCATCGCCGTACTGTCCATCAAAGAAGAAAGCTGTGATTTATCGTCACCATTAGCCATCAGGCTCTCCTAATATACGGGGCATATGCGCCTACGCCGCGTCGGATATCATACCCTTGGAACATGTTCCGTGCTACAGGAGACATAGAAGCCACGCCACCCATAGCGTAATTTTTAACAGCGGCCTTTGATTCCCGCTCTTGATTTTCTTTCGGAAGATCTTCGTTGTACTCTATTAGCTCTTCGTAATCATTTAAAAGTTTAATTGCCGGTGATTCTTGAATACGAGCGCGAATGTATTGATCTCTGTCTTCTTGTATTCCCTGTCGCGTGGACCGTGCGCCACGGTCCCATTCATCTCCAAATATCCTCGCACCAACTCCGTATCCGGGATTGTCTCTTTCAAAGCGCAAATCGTAACGAAAATAATCAAGAGCTTCAGATCCTTTTCTTTCCCCTAAAGTGGTGTCGAGTTCACCTTTATAGCTGGTGTTAAGCATGTCAAACAATTGCCGCTCATCTAACGCGGTCAAAAAGTCGGCAATTCGGTTTTGTCTTTCCGACAATTCAGGAAAGTTTTTATGCCGATATTCGTGAGCGTAAGTTACGGGATTTGCATGTCTGTCAATGGCGCTTACGGTCCCCATTTCTGGAGTTATAGTCAAAACACCAAGGGCACCGGGTTTTGTTTCATACAAAATACGTTTGAGACGTTTGTCTAGAAAAGTCCCCTCGGGATATTCTTCGGTTGAGGTAAGTTCAAAGCCCCTTAAACCGTCGTAGCCGGGGGCGGCGTCAGGTAGCCCATAATAACGGGCAATAGACGGGTCTATGTCTGCCGCATAATTGCTTTGAGCGGCGACTTCAATAGCAAACTCATTATCAAAAGCTTCGTCGCGTAAACGCTGGCGTTCTAAAGCTTCTAAAAAAGCAGGCTCTTGTTCTACTTGTCCGCCGTCAGCGTAACCACTTGGGTCGTCTAAGTTGACTTTTCGCTCGTCTATTAAATTTAAAATCATCGACTCGGCTTCAGCTTTGGTTTGAGCAGGCAAGTTAAAACCAATGTCGTTGTTTTCTAGGTCCATGCGCCGCGAAACAATAGGGCCGCCCGCGAAAGGTCGAAACTCTCTTGCGTCCGCAAAAAACTTGGCTAAATCAGGGTTGTCTGTCTTTGACGCCAGCCAACCTAGAGCCACGTGCCGCGCGGCATCTCTCTGGGGAACAGATAAACCGTACCTCTCCCCTATAGAAGACGCCCAATCCGTGTCTTGCTTGGAAATGCCCAAATAATTCGCCGTGCCCTCTTCCAAGCCCTTGCTTAAAATTTCTTTAAATAAAGCGCCTATTTCGCCAGAAACATCTCCCCCGTCAGCGTACTGCCCCGCCCGCATGGCCGTGGCATGTCTTTGCGTGGGGTCACGGAAATAACCGCCTTCCGCAATAACCGTACCGCTTTTATCCGGGCCTACGTTGCCGGAGCCAGTAGGTGAGGCGAGGTTAAGGTTTTCTCGCAGGTAATCAAGCACATATTCAGGGACCGGCTTGCCCGTCTTTCTTTCAAACAATTCCCCCGCCAATAAAGCGGCAATCCCCATGGGTGTGGGGTTACTTACTACCTTAGCTATTCCTGCCGCTTTTAATGGCGTAATAGAAGGCATTAGCGGGCCATGGGCATGATGCCCTGTTGCATTACTGGGACCGTGGGCCGTGGTGCGAGTTTTGCAAGGTTACGACGAAGAGTCGCCTTCGACCGCTCAGGGTTCAAGAAAGACTCGATGCCTTCGCCGGTGGTCTGCATGTTAGCAATATCACCAGCAATACTGACAATACCGCCCTCGGCAAAGCCCGCATCGGCTCGTTGAGCGCCAAACTGGGGAGTATCCCCGTACTGTATGTCGCGGACGGTATATGCTGTGACCGTACCATCGTCATTGACAAAATATTGCTTGTCGCCAATACGAATAGTTTGTCGGTTTACACCAATTTTGTGAACTCGGCCTTGTGAATCCGTGTACTTGCGGCCATAGGCTTTATTTGTACCAACATGACCGGCGCGTATTCGGTCAACATCGGACATTTGTTCAGGATTAATGTACATCCAATTAAAGCCACTCTCTCCCGCTTGGTATTTCGCCAACTGATCATCACTCATGGTGCTGTAAATACCAAAACGCGGGTCGTAGGCCATGGTGGAACCTTCGCCAAACTTGCCTTCTTGTTGCGCCAGCAATTCTTGAAACTGCTCTGCCGTAATGTTTTCTTGCGAACCAGAAAGAGCTTCTATGCCAGCGACCATTCCTCTTCTTTTATGAAGATAATCATCGTAGTCTTTGAAATCTGCAAACGAACGATAGCCGTCCATTGAACCCCCGGAGCCAGTTCCACCCCCGGAGCCAGTTCCACCC